GCTATAAACTGCACTACCCTTGGGAATGTAATGCGATAGGCGACAAATAAAATAATTAAGAATAACAAAAATTGTCAGCCACTTTTGGCTATTCAGATACTAGGCGAATTGTATACTCAGTTTACACGCCAGATATAAACCGGAGGTGCAGAGTCAATTTATATTCGCAGACTACCACTATGCGACAATTTCATTATACCACTAGATATAGTATGTCAAGTTTATTCTTCTACTAAACCTAGTACCCTACGACCTCTTCTGGCAGCACCTGTTAATGGTGTAGATAACGACTGTTCTTCAGCTTCTAATCTTCGTATTCTTTCTCTTTCTTCTGCAGAACCAAATACTTGTGCTTGTATAAATTCTTCTATATCATAGCCAGGTCTATCTACTAAGCCTTCTGGAGTAACACCTTCTTCAACTGCTACTGGCTCTGTATCAAACCTTCTAGTTAGTGTTGCTAACCTAGGAACTTCTGCTTCTGCTTGTGCAAATAACTGTCTAGCTTGTGATTGTGTTAATCCAGCTCTTTCTAATGCTTTTGCTTCATCTGGACTTAATGCAAATCCCCTAGCAGCAGCTTCACCACCAATCTGTGCTTGTGTGATTCTACCTTCTATAATCGCTTCTCCTACTGCAGGGTCTATTATTGATGCAAATATTTGATTATCATTTAGTTCCATACCAAAGTTGTTTCTATAGTACTCTTTTACAGCAGGCACATTTTCTACAATTCCTGACCTTGCTGCTTCCACTCTTGCTCTAAACTCATTAGGTGCAACACCTACTTCAATTAAGTCAGCAAATGTGTCTTGGAAGTATTCTGGATTTAATCCATAATCTTCTAGTGTTAAACCAAATGATTCTTTTACTGCTGCATAGTCTTGTTCGCTTAGTCTTACTGTTCCATCATCTCTTATATTTTTAGGAAATACTTGTGCATACTCTGGGCTTTTTCTAACTTCAGCAATAGCAATATCTGCATTCTGCGTTTCTGAAAAACTATCTGCATAAATCTGTATTAATGTTTCAGGCAACCAAGGAAGTAATGCTCTTGCCTGTCTTAAAAACTCGTCCATTATATTATTCTCCTTACCCCACCAGCACCAAATTTACCTACCATACTAGACAATACTTGATTCTTAATCTTGTCTGAACCACCATCTTTTAATCCTGCATTATAAAGTAATGTAGTTGCTTTAGTTACATCATTACTTTTTACAACATCTTGAAACAGACTAGATGTTTCATCAACTGTTCCACCCCAAGTATTAGTAGTAAAACCTCGCCAAGGTGCAGCTATTTCTTCATAAGTAAGTTCATCATTGTATCCTGGATACAAACCTTTTTTCATATTTAACAAAGTATCTTTAATATTTATTTCTGCATCTGGGTCATTTCTTACCATACTTGCCCATTTATTTATTTGCATATCAGTAATATTTGCACCAAAAACAGGTCCTAAATATTCTTTCACAAGCCTTTTAACTTGTGATTCACCTGCCCTAGTGGTGTCATAATCTACTTCACCTGATGTAATAAATTCATCTAATTTTTCATCTATTTCTGCATCTAATGTAGGGTCTGCAAGTATTGTTATTTGGTCTGAAGTAAATGCTTCTGACCATACTCCTGTAGTATATCTTTGTGCAACCCAGTTAACTAATTCATCAGATGGGTTTGCTATACCTGATTGTTCCATAAGATTTTCTATAGCTAATCTATCATCATCTATTTTTCTTTGTGCATCTGCTGGTAATTCACCTGCAAAATCTGTTGTAGAGGATTGTGCTAATAATAGCCAATTTCTTTCTTCTTGTGTATGTTCTCTCCACCAATTAGTAGATTGCCATTCTGCATCTGTAACTGTTCTACCCTCTAATGTAGCTTCTGCTAATAACAAAACCATTTCTTCATCATTTAACCAGGGTCTTATCTCTGCTTCTTTTGCTAGTGTATCTACAAAAGAAACCCAAGGACTTTGACTTGGGTCATATATATTTGGGTCTGCTAACTCTAATGAATCACCAAATCTAATAGAACTAGCCCATTGTTCAGCAGTAGGTGTTTTAATACTTTTTTCTATTTCTGGAAATTCAATAGGTCCAAATAAGTTTTCTAAATCATCTAAACTAGAATCGTAATATATTGGTGTACCTGTTCCAGGAATAAAATATACAATGTAATAATTTCCATCTACATTCCAAAATTCGGCACCTGTTGGAATAGGCATATCTCTTTTGCTTACACTACTTAAACTTGTAGAACCAGCACCAAAATTTGTATCTACTCCATCACCGTTACTGGGTGGTTGTCCATCAGGTCCATATAAATTTAAAGTTGAAAAATCTACATCAGGATTTACCAATGTATCACCAGCACTTTGTTTATCTTTATACTCTTGTGCAATAGTTTTACCTGATGCTTGTATTTGTGTATCTATGATTTCTTGTGTAATAACACCAGCACTTCCTACATCTTTCCAGTAACTACCGTCAAAAGGCCCACCTGCTCTTTGAGCTGTGTAGTAGTCAAATTCTGGTTGTGAGTTTACAAATACTCTATTTTCTTCTTGGTCTTCAAGTATTCTTCTCTCGAACCCTGGGTCTGCTATAAATACATAATCAGCCATATTATCTCATCAAACTTTCTGATAGTGCTTTTAACATATTTGCATAAATATCGTGCAAATTTTGTTTCTCTTTACTATCATACTCTACTTTTACTGGTTTATCTTCAGCTTTACTGTAAATAGGATTTCTTTTAAATAGCTCCTGTTCTCTTTTAGTTCTAGGATTATCTATAAAAGAATTTGACAAATCATTGTATAATTTAGTCCATATCATATTTAGTTCATTGTTATCTTGTTTTGGTTCCGGTATGTGTGATGGATTAAATCCTTCTACTTGATTAGGTCCTGGTGGCACTGGTATTCCTCTATCGGGTGCATTGTCCATATCAACAGGTGTTGTTACTTCTTGTACTTCTTCTGCTAAAAACATATCTAATTCTTTCTCTTTTCTACCTTCTAATCCAGGAAAATCTTTTACTGCTTCTGATATAGTTTTAGACCATTCTTCTCTAATCTTATCTTCATCACCACTAGCTATTGCTCTCCACAATGGACCACCACTCATTTTTTCTGGCCTGTTCATAGTTGCAAATACTAAAGCATCAAACTGTTGTTGTGTAAGTTCAACATCAAATGACTTCATTCTATTATTCACAATATCTACATACTGTTGTAAATCTTTTATAAGTATTTCTTCTGCTTCTTCTTTAGTTACAGTATCACCTATTTTTATTATCTCATCATCATCTCTAGCAGCGTTAGTATGTCCATAACCAATAGTTAAAGTTCCTATTATTTTGTCACCAGGTTTTAAATCATATTCTGGTCTAGCATCATCATACGCTTTACTTTTAAATGTTTCTTCTTCTTGTATGATAATTATTGCTGGTGGTGATATATCCATTATCCACCTAATGCTTTTAATCGCATAATTGACTGTGCTATACTACCTGCATTATTTCTTGCTCTTGCTACATCTTGTTGCCTAGCAAGTACACCTTCAAAATCTCCTTTTATTGTTTCTTGTAATCTTGCTACTGAATCTACTTCTTCAGGTATAGGCTCAACAGTTTCTTCTGTTTCTACTATCTCTATAGGTCTTTGTGTTAATGGGTCAAAACCTTGTCTTCTTGTTTCAGTAACTGTTACTTCTGGACCTTCTACTTCCATTCTTGCAATGGCTTCATCAGTATAAAATTCCTTTTGTTCTAAATCTTTTAACAATACTTCGTAATAGTTTCTTTCTTTTTTTGTAGGCGTTCTACCAATAGAATCAAATATTGCATCTACTATTTGTAATCTTGATGCTTTATCACTCTCTCTATATGTTTTAGGTACATATATTTCTTCAAAAGGATTTAATAATTCTATGTCTATTGCTGTATCATAACCAACACCTGTTGCGTAATTAGATGCAGTCATAGCTTTTATTAAAGCACTTCTTGTTGCTGTACTTGGCCTACCATATTCCTGACTATAGTCCTCTGTAGATAACCATTGTGTTCTTACTAATCTGTCTTGTAATGTTCGTATATCTTGAGGTGACATTCCATCTAAAACCCTATCTTCATCTCCTGGATAATACCATTGACCATCTGAATTTATACCATTAAGGTATGTATTTACATCTATAAAACCACCTTGACCATCTGGTACTAATGATGGATAACCAAATGGAGATGGTGTAGTGTCTGTCCCACCATCAAAATCAATATCTGTTTTAGGGCTTGTTTCATCTATAGCATCTGTAATATTTGGTGGTTTTTCTTCACTCCAACCTAAATTTATATAATTTTGTAAATCACT